TCACCCGTTGATGACGTAGAGGGTGGTGGAGGACTTCGTGCCCAGGGCGTTGTAGGCGGCCTGCGTGATGGCGACGATCGCGGTGATGCCCGTCCCGGTGACGGCTGCGGCCAGTGCGGCGGCCAGGCCGGTGACCTTCGCGGGGGTGAACGATCCGTCCGGGACGACCGGCGGTGATGTGAACGTCTTGACCCCGGCGGCGGTCTCGTTGCCGCTGGTGTGCAGGACCGATGCGTCATCGGCCTTCGCGGCGATGGCGGCGGCCTGCGCCGTTGAGACCGGCTTGTTCGCGTCGGAGGTGTTGTCGACGGAGCCCAGTCCGACGTCACCCTTGGCCAGGGTCACGGCCCCGTTGCGCCCTGCCACGGAGGTCACCAGGACGGTGGAGGCGGGCAGCGCGGAGACGTCCGACGCGGTCAGCGTCACGTCGCCGGTCTTGCCGTTGACGGAGTTGACCGCGCCGCCCGTGCCTCCACCACCCGATGGCGGGGTGGCCCAGGCGCCGTCACCGCGCAGGAACAGCGCGGAGGTGGGCGACCCGGTGCCGAGGTGGCTGGGGGCGATGATGCCGGTGCCCGCGTTGACCTGCGAGGCGTTCACCGCACCGTTGAGGCCGGCCTTGGAGTCGAGGGCGGCCTGCAGGCCGGACACATCCGCCACCTCGTGGGTGTGGACAGTGTTCGCCTTGCCGGACAGGGCGGCCGCCTGCGGGGTGGACACCGGCTTGGCCGTGTCCGCCGTGTTGTCCACCTGGGCGAGGCCGACGTCAGCCTTCACGAGGGACACGGCGCCCGTCTTGCCCGCGACGGACGTCACGGCTCCACCAGTGCCGCCGCCAGAACCGGTTGCCACGGTGACGTTCCCGGACGCGTCCGGCCCGACGCCGTTGACCGTGCGGACGGAGGCGGCCAGCGCCGCCGCCGCGGCCGCCGCGGACGCGAGCGCCGAGGACGCGGCACCCTCGGCCGCCGTCTGGGCGGAGCTCGCGGCCGTGGCGGACGCCGACGCCGAGGTGACCGCCGTGGCGGCGGAGTCTCGTGCGGCGACGGCGATGGTCCGCATGACCTCCTCGAACCCGATGCCGCCCTGCAGGCCGCTGCCGCTGTCGCGCCAGTCGAGGTAGAGGCCCTCAGGGGTGTCGGTCTGGATGACGAAGGTAGGCAGGGTGCCGATCGGGGACACGGTCAGCATCGACGACGCGATGGGGTCGAGTGAGCCAGCGTCGAAGATCGGGTACGGCGTCGTGGTCCCACGGGTCACGACCTGGACCTGCTGGCCCGCGAGGGTCAGCGCTACCTGGCCGTTGGCCTGGTCGAGCACGATCCCTGTGTCGATCGTCCACTGAGTGGTCAAGGTGGTCCTCCTGTCACCGGCAGGGGTGCTGCCGGGCGGCTATCTCGGTGGCGAAGAAGTGCCCACACGCGCACTGGTAGCCGTCGACGGACGTACCGTCGAGCGCGTACCAGCGTGCGGGTCGCGGGTCAGGCTTCGGGAGTCGCGGCGGCATCAGGCGCCGGGGCAGGTGCTGCGGTCGTGATCACGGGCACGTCATCGGCTGTGGTGGCGTCGATGACCGGCGGCGCGGACGACAGCTTGAGGCGCGCCACCCAGGCGTCCACGGCGGGGATCGCCATGATGCGGGCGAGCGCGGCCGCGATGGCGGCGACCGCGGCCGCGGCCGCGGCGATGACGGCGACGGCGTGCTGACCGATCAGCGTGCCGAGCTGCTCGCCGATGATCGACGCGACCGCCGGCAGGATGCCGCCGAGCACAAGGATCGCGGAGAGGACGCTCTGGACGGCCGTGCGCCAGCTCGCGCGTGTCGGGTGGGCCTGCTGGGTGGGGACGGGAATCGACATGCTGCCTCCTGGGTCAGTACCGGCTTGTGCGGGCGGTGGCGTTGTTGAGCGCGTGCTGGTGCAGGCGGTTGGTGTTCGGGCCGTTCACGCCGTCGAAGTCCGCCGCGGACACGGCACGGTGCAGGACCGTGGTGGCGAGCTTGTTGAACAGCCAGAACTGGCGGACCTTGATGGTCTTTGGGCCCTCCGCGCCGTCGACGGCGAGCGCGTTCGCTCCGGTCAGGGCGTGGATCTGAGCGGCCGGCACGGCCCGGTTGAGGAACGCCTGGTCGGCCTTGATGAGGGCGGAGCCGGTGGCGTCGATCTTCCCGTCGATGGGGGTACCCATGACCTCCTGCCAGCGGGCGATCGTGGCCGGGCCGCGCATGCCGTCCTCGGCGATCGTGAGCGACCCGTCCGCGTTGCGCGGGCGCGTGTCGACGGGGGGCGGGGTTGGAACGCCCACGCCGGCGCTGTCGTGGCCGGGCGCGACCACGACGCCGCCGAGGATGGTGTTGACGCGGGCTAGGAACGCGTCCCAGGGGAACGTGAGCCCGGGGTCCGTGTGGGTCGACTCGTGGAACGCGTTGCTGACGTCGATGTGGCCGCAGATGCCCTTGGTCGCCCCGTTCTGCACCTCGGGCACGGAAAGGCGCCGTGCCTGGATGCCGTACTGCTTGCACCAGGCGGCGACCTGCTGGGCGGCACGCTCGAGCGTGGCCTGGGAGTAGGCGTCCGACCAGCCGGCCGCGCCCTGCGACGCGTACCCGGCCATCTCGAGCTGCAGGCCGTCGGAGTTTGCGCCCGGCGCGGCCCAGGCCGTGTCGCCGTCGTCGACGCACCGCACCGAGGAGTCGTTGTCCACGCACACGTGCGCGGACGCCATGCGGGCCGGGTTGGCGAACCCGCGTGCCACGGACTCGGCGGCCGTAGAGACCTCGGCGACCTCCATGTCGTGGATGACGATGAGGCGGATCGGCTTGGTCCGACCCGTGTACTTGTTCGGGGACGGGATGGTCTGCATTGCCGGCACCTTCCGTGCATAGGTGAGGGCCGCTCACCCGGTGCGGGTGGCGGCCCTCAGGACAGGGGTTGTCAGGGGGTGACGTGCGGGATGATCTGGATGAGCGTGATGATCAGGCCGAGCGTCGAGCCAAGCGCGACGACGCCAGCGATGATCACGGAGGCGACCGTCCAGCCGCTGGTGCGGTGCGCGGGCGGCGGAGCGGTTGCCGCCGCGGTCGCGATGGCCTGCGCGTGCTCACCCAACTGCCGGCCGTGCTCGGCCAAGGTCATGGTGTGCTCGTGGACCGTCGCAGCGAGGCCGTCGATGCGGGCGGTCTGACCGGCCGCGTAGGCGTCGAGCTTGCCGTCGACGCGCACGATGAGGACATGGATCGACTCGGTCGACTCGTCCGCCATCAGTTCGCGATCTTCTCGGCACGCAGCTCCCACAGAGCGATGGCGCCCTTGGAGTTGGAGTCGATGCGCCCTCGGAACTTGGTCCCGGCGGGGAAGTAGCGCGTCGTCTGGGCAATCCCGCCTACGGAGACGCTCGAGCTGGCCGTGTCGCGCGTTTCGGCGACGACCTCTCCGGTGTCAAGGATGAGGTAGCCGTAGCAGGACCCGCCGTCGGTGCTGGTGGCGACGGCCAGGCGGAACGAGAGCGTGTAGACCCCGCTGGTCTTGAGGACCAGCCGGTCGCCGACGGCGGACCTCGTGTCAGCCTCGTAGCCAATGTGGGCGGTGTAGTCCACGGGCGCCTGCGACGAGCCAGAGGCGTTGGCGCTGTTGACGTACTGGGTACCGGAGATGAGGTCCTGCGACCCGGACTGCCGCGAGCGCCGGTACCAGGGACGCGGCCCGGAGGCGACGGCCGCGTCGATGGCAGTGTCGACATAGTCCTTGGCTGAGGCCACCCAGGCGGGCGAGGCGCCGTTCATGGTGCGCAGGTACTCGATGCCGCCGCGCCACGCGGTAGTCCCCAGGGGCACATCGGTGGGCAGGGCCCGCCCGGCGGGTACATGGATCGTGGGGCCGGAGCGAGTGCGCAGGTCCACGACGGAGGCGACGTTCAGCGCCTGGCCCTGCTTGCGGGTGACTGCCCACAAGGGCAGCAGCTCGATTCCGGGCGGGCCCTCGTCGAGCGTGGGCAGTGCGCTCGAGCCCTCGACTCCGGAGACGACGATGAGGCGGCATGGGCCCGGCGCTGTGGTGTACGCGCCGGGGTCCAGGCGCACGGCGATGATGTCCGTCCGTCCGATCGTTGGGTTCGTGGACGCGGGGACCGTGATCGACTGCGTAGAACCGGCGGCGATCGCCAGCCGGAAACCGCCGACGACGGCAATCGAGCGAACGGTCTGCGACCCGACCTCGACGATGTCGGACGCGGACGGGAGTGTGAGGTTGAACGCCGTCCCGTCGGTGTCCTCGACGATCGAGGCTTCGCCTCCGAAGATGTCGCGCCAGTCGGTGTCCCTCATCGGCTGTCCGACCAGGGGCCCGGACTCCTGAACCTCGGCCATCACAGGCTCCTTTCCAGCGCCGCCAGGCGCGGCAGAACGCGCGCCAGGAGGCGCGCTTGACGGGTGTCTCGGGCGGTCGCGCCCGGGGTGCCCACGACGACGTCGTGACGCTCGGTTCCGCCGGCCTCGACGGTCGTCGTGACCTCGCGGACCCGGTTATCGAGCACCCAGGCATCGGGCAGCTCGGGGGTCTCGAATCCGACCAGCGAGCCGACGTCGTAGTCACGGCCTAGGACGACGTCGTGGCTGTCCGCCACCGTGAACGCGAGCGCCACGGGGGAGGACCCTTGGGCGAGCGAGTCGGCCCCAGCTGCGGCGAGCGCGGTGGCGTCGTTGGTCTGCCGCTGGTCGATCAGAGCCTCGCGGCGACGAGCCCACAGCGTGACGGCGGCCTCGTCGGAGAACCGTGCGCCGACGCGGGCTTCCTCGTCGCCGGCCGCGAACATCACGGCGTCGGTGAGGTCGGGGGCGGTGAGCCGGTACTCGAGGCCGACTATCGGCGCGGTCGCGCGGGCGACCTCCGGCGGCCCGAAGACGACCGTGCCGGAGACGTCCGGCGCCGTCGTGACGGACAGTGCCAGGCGGGGGGCGCCGGAGGACTCGTCGTGCTGCACATCGAGGATCAGGCCGGCCGCCTCGGCAAGGGTGGCGACGAGGTCTCCGAGCACGTCCATGCGGGCCTGCGCCGTCACGGTGCCACCGCGGCCGTTCGAGGACGGCACGACCAGCGAGGCCAGCCTGCGGCGGGAGATCGACGCCGTCGGGCCGAGGTTGGCCGCTATGTAGCCGAGCAGCACCGTCTCGCGCGGGCCAGTGCGCACGTCGTGCGAGACCGCGAAACTTGACGGCGTCGCCCCGAGGTCGTGCGCCGGGTCGGGCCAGCACAGGCGCGACCAGAGCACGTCCTTGTCCGAGGTGAACGCGAGCGTGGTCGTGTCTGTCAGGCGTCCGGTGTCCGGGTCCGCGGTGCGGGTGCGCCAGATCTCGCGCACGTTGCCCGAGTCGACCTGGACGCCGTCGCGGTCCAGGATCACCCCGCAGCCCGGGGCCAGCCCGATGAGCTGTGACGAGGGTCCGGTGAGCGTCCACGTGTTCGGCTGGTTGTACCGCTTCACGTGCACCAGCTGTGACCACCAGGTCAGCGGATCTCCGCGGCGCACAAGGTCCGGGTCGCGGGGCCACACCGTCCAGGCGGTCACCACAGGCTCCGATGCAGACCTCGCCATGACAGCCGCAGCTTGGACGCCTGGGTCGCACCTGGTGCGTCCACCGTGAGGATCGACGTGCCGAGCGCGAACGGCACGAAGCGTGACCCACGCGCGAGCATGCCAGCCGCCGGAGCGTCGCCCAGTCGGATCGAGCGGCGACGTGGGTCGGTCACGATCGTGAGCACCTGGCCGTCCGCGATTGCGGACGTCACCTGTACGTCCATGCCGGTGTCCGAGGTGATGTGCGCCGACGAGACCGGGCCCGTGATGGTGAAGGTCGGCCAGACGGGCACCGCCGAGAACAGCTCGATCGGCCCACCGGAGGACAGGAGGTGCGACGTCGACAGGCCGATCGAACCCCAGTTGCCGCCGAGGAACGGCGTCACGGAGTCGGCCAGCGAGAAGTCCTGGCTCGACTCGTTGCGGTCCTGCGCGAACGGCAGCGGCGCGACAAGGTCGAGAACGACCCTGCTAGCTGTCGTGACCGTGTCGCTGCCATTGCCCTCGAGGCCGCCGCGATAGCCGAGCTCGAGGTGCCGCGCGCCGGCACCGTCCACCGAGCAGACCAGGCGGAAGTTCCCGTCCCTGGTCATGCCCTGCGTCGGGTCGGTCAGGTCCCGCATCGCCTGCAAGGCGCTGCCGTCCGTGTCCCCGGAGAGCAACAGCGGCATGGCCACGGGCCGCTCGAGCGTCATGACGTCGGCGATCGCTGACCCCGGAACGCCAGGCGATCCCTCCGTCACAACGAGCACAGGGGCCACGCCCAGGCCCGTCGACCCGATCTGCAGTTGCCAGGGGCCGTCGTGGTCGGCCGCACCCACCACGATGGTGCGCGACCGATCCCACGACTCCACCCAGAACAGCCGCCGGTCGCCGCCCACCCGGTGCGGTGGTTCAGTCCTCTGGCGGACCGAGGCCAGGACGAAGAACGTCACTACGGCACCTCCAGCAGTTCGGCCATGTGGTCGTAGTGGCGCAGCGTGACCGGGTCCAGACGCGGGCCCTGGTTCACCACGGTCAGGCTCCGGCTCACCGATGCCGGCCCGGTCCCAGCGGGCCCGCCCACGAGCCCGCCACCGGCGTAGCCGGGGAACTGGCCGTAGTTGAGCTGGTTGAGCGCGCCGACGCCGATGCGGTTCGTCGCCTCGGCGGTAAAGACGTACTCGCCGCGGTGGACTACGCCGGCGGGCTGGTACTTCCCACCCGGGCCCGTGTACCCGCCGTCTGCGAACGTCAAGCCACCGGACCCACCACCGCCGACGGCGACATGCTGCCCCGACCCGGCGGCGCGCAGCGCCGCATTCAGCTGCGAGATCGCGCCGTAGGCGGCCGAGGTGTTCGCGTAGACCGTGGTCGTGGTCGACTTCGGGATCGACTGGAGAGCCTTGGTGATCCGGGTGACCTCGGTGTCGACGTTGTCCTTCACCTCGACGTTGGCCGTGGTGTTGGTCGGGATCAGCCCGAGCTGGTCGGCGAGCTTCTCCGCCGCCTCCTTGCTCATGCCCATCGACGTCGCGGCGTCGATGTACGCCTGCCGGGTCGTCGCCATCGACTTCTGCAGGTCCTCCTGCGACGCCCCGTTCTGGCGCATCGAGTCGACGACGTCGAGTCCGGTCGAGGCGATGTCGTCCAGCGCGGCCTGGTTCTTGCGGCCTGCCTCGGTGGTGATGTCGAGCGCCTTGCCCGTCTGCACGTAGGCGGCGACGAGCTCCTGCCCGCGCTTGGTCAGGTTGCCCTGCTTGTCGTACATCTTGTCGGTGACGCCAGCGGACTCCTCGAGGGTCTTCTTCGCGTCGTCCGTGGCCTGCTGATACTGGCGCTGCGCGTCGCGCGCGGACAGCGCACCCTGGGACGCCTTCATCTGCGCTTCCCAGTTGTCCTGCAGCGCCTGGTTCTGCTCCTCGATCGCGTCGTTCGTCGCCTTGGCGGCCGCGACGAGGTCCGTCTGCGCGACGCCGGCAGCCTCGTCGGCTGCAGCCTTGCGCTGCGCCTCCGTCGTGGACTTGGCCAGTGCCGCCGACTGCTCGTCGATGATCTTCGACAGCGTCGAGGCCGCATCAAGGGTGTTCGTGTCCCAGACCGACCGGTTGTCCTGCGCCCCGGCCAGGGCCTTGTTGACGCGATCCTGCGCATCGGCCTCGCCGAGGATCGCCCGAGTGATGTCCTCGTGCTTGATCTTGAGCTGATCCGCGAGCTCGAACGCGGACCGGGTGTCGTTCTCCTTGGGCGCGCCGAAGATCTTCTCCCACAGGTTCACCTGGTTGCCCTGCGAGAGCGTGTCGTTGAGCGTGCGGACGGTGTCGTCGGTCGTGTTGCCGAGGTCGTCCAGCGTCCCCTTGAGCGAGTCGACGCGGCCCTTAGCCTCGGCCACGTTGTCCGCCCACGCGGTTAGCGCAAGCGTGCCGACGGCGAGCGCCGAACCGATGCCTCCGACGGCGATCTTGGCCACCTTGGACGCGTTGCCCAGCGAGCGCACTTGGCCGATCACCTCGACGACGGAAGTCGCGAGCTTGCCCATGCCGGCGATGCCGAGCAGTGCGAGGCCGCCGCCGCCGACGAGCAGCGCGGACGCCTGCTGGATCGGGGCGGGCAGGCCCGAGAAGGCATTGACGACGTCGGTGGCCTTCTCGACCAGGTTGCGCAGGGGACCGTTCGCGCCCTCGCCGGCGCCGATCAGCGCAGTGTCCAGGGCCCCGGTGAAGTTCTCCCAGTCGCCTGCGAGGTTGTCGAGGCGGGTGGCGGCCTGCTGGGCGGCGAAACCGTTGGCGTTGACGGCGTTGGTCATGTCGGCGACGCCCTGGGCGCCCTCGGAGTAGAGGACCGACGCAGCGCGAAGGGCGTCCGTGCCGAAGATCGTCGCCAGGGTCTGCTGGCGCTGCTGCTCGGTCAGGCCACCCAGCTTGGTCTGCAGCTGGTCGGCGAGGGCGGCGACGCCGACGAACTTGCCGCCCGCGTCGTAGGCCGAGATGCCGAGGTCGTCCATCGCGCCCTGAGCCTGCTTCGAGGGGTTCGCGAGGGCGACGAGCATCGTCTTGAACGACGTGCCGGCGTCCGAGCCGATCAGGCCGTTCTTCGCGAACAGCGCGAGCGCACCGACCGTGTCATCGACCGAGAGGCCGAACTGGTGCGCGATCAGGCCGGACTGGTTGAGCGCCTGCCCGAGGTCGCCCGCCGAGCCCTGTGCCTTACCTGCGCCCGCCGCGAGCAGGTCGGCAATGTGGCTGGCCTTCTCGCCGGAGAGGCCGAACTGCGTGAGGGCCGTAGCCGTGAGCTCGGCAGCGTCGGCGACGGCCATGCCGTCCGACGCGGCCAGGTTCAGGGCGCCGGTCAGGGCGCCGCCGAGGATGTCGGACGTCGACAGGCCCGCCTTGCCGAGCTCCTCGATGCCCGCAGCGGCCTCCGTGGCCGAGTAGACCGTCTTGGCGCCAGCGTCGAGGGCCGCCTGCCGCAGCTTGTCCATGTTCGCCGAGGTCTCGCCGGTGGCCGCCTGCACAGACGACATGGCCTTGTCGAAGTCAGCGAATCTCTTCACTGCGAGACCGACCGCGCTGACGGCAGCGGTCCCGACGAGAGCGAGCCCGGCCGACAGGCCGTTGATCGTGGCGGAGTTGTTCGAGATGCCGCGCTCGAGGTTCGACGTGAAGTTCGTCGTCGCCTGCTGGGCGTTGCGCAGGCCGGTGACCAGGCCCTGCGTGACGACGGACAGGACGAGTCGCACGGAGCGGTCGGCCATCTTTCACCCCCGATGATCTCGCTGCGAGTCGGACTGGAACGGGAAGATCGGGGCATGTCTGAGACGGCGCCGGAGAGCACACCGAAGTCCAACGGGAAGAGGCTGGGGCTGGGGTGCCTCGTCGTTGCCATCGTCGTGATCGGAGTACCGGCCGCCTGCACTGCGGTCTTGTCTATGGGCGGCAGCGGGTCGGACTGGACCCCGACAGTCACGGAAGCCCGCACGGTCTGCGAGGGCTGGGTGAAGGATCAGCTCAAGGCGCCAGCGACAGCGCACTTCGTCGATGGGAGCTCGACGGGCAGCGCAGGTACGTACTCGATCAGCGGATCTGTCGACGCCGAGAACTCGTTCGGCGCCCTCATCCGCACGGACTGGACGTGCACGATCGACTACAGCGCCACCGACAAGAAGTGGCACGGCAGCGCAGATCTCGCGAACTAGTCGAGCGAGGCACCCCAGACGGCGACCTTCGGGCGGTGCAGCAGCGCTCCGGGGTTCGGCGCGTCTCGGTACTCTTTGCGGGACGTGTCGAGCGCGTCGGTGACCATGCACCGCGTCGGGGTCTCGGCGCCGTAGACGTAGGTGCCGTAGGGCGCCTGGCAGACCTCCTTGGGCCCACCGCACAACGGGCAGAGGTGCTCATCGCGCCACGCCTGCAGCGCGAGCATCCAGGCGACCTCGGTCTCGTCCCACTCCGGCTCGGGCCGTGACGCGATGACGCGACCGTCGGCGTCGTGCTCGTAGGTCGTGGTCGGCTCCCAGCCGTCGAGCCGCCGCGGAGCGATCCGCAGCCGCTCCGCGAGCTCGATGCGCCGCCTCAGCTCCGGGTCGTCTGCCAGGCGGCTCGGTTGAAACCCGGCGACACCGTGCCCCGGTTGACCGTGAGGACCGGCGTCACGAACGCCTCCCACTGCCCGTTGGACATCTCGTCCGCGAGCGCCATCCACTCGGCCGGCCCGTCGAACGGCTCGGCCTCGCCGTTGGTCTTGTGGGTCACGGAGACGATGGCGCCCGGCTCGGAGAGGACGGCGTCGATGAACGTGGAGAGGTTCACGCCGGTGAACTCGTCGTTCTTGTTGCCCTCGCGTGGCGGGTGCTCCTCCTCGAGCTCCGTGAGCCGCTTGCGCGGCAGGGCACGGATCGTGAAGACGAGCAGCGAGCCGAGGGCCTGGGCCTCGAGGTCGCGGACGTGTGCGCGGGCGTCGACGACAGCGGCCGCCTCACCAGTCTCGCGGTGGTCGGCCGCGTTCTCGCGCACCAGCTGCTCGAGGTCGCTGGACGCCTGCTGCCACTGCGCGTGCAGGTTGGCGTCAGTCCAGAGGTCGACGGCCACCTCGGGCCGATTCGTGCTCACCATGTTCTTCTCCCGGCTCAGGGTTCCGGCTCGGGGTCGTGCCCTGCCCCGCGGCGAGCCGGTGCCACGGGGCAGGGGGTCAGGTCAGGCAGACGCCGTGATCGCGACGTCGACCTCGAGGGCGTCGACGAACGTCGCCCAGGTGGAGCGGAGGACCGAGTTGGCCTCGGCGGAGACCTCGGACTTCACCCCGACGGTGAAGCCGATGACGGTGACGACGTCGCCGGCCGCGAGCGCCTGGCCGTAGGGGACGCCGCGGCGGCGGATCGCGTACCACTTCGAGCCCTCCGTGAGGGCCTCGGCGAGGTCGTTCGGGAGGTCTGCGGGCGTCGGCGTCGCACCGTCGTTGGAGTTCGTGTTGTCGATGCCGGTGATCTCCAGCGTTGGCGTCTTGCGGCCCGGGGCGTTGCGCGTGATCGTGTCGCACTCGCGCTCGTCGGTGATCGTCGCCTGGTCGATCTTGAAGGCGAACCCGCCCGGGGTGAGGTAGCACGAGATGTCGACCGCGGAGGTCGCGGTGGCCTCGGCCACGGTGGGGCCTCCGGTGTTGGCGATGGCGGGCACGAGGACGGTCTTGATCTTGCCGTCCGCCGGCGTCGAGGGGATGTTGCTCCCGGTCATGGGTCACTCCTTCTCGGGGGTGTCGTCGCCAGCGGACGCTGCGACGTCCTGCCGCGCAGGGGCGGCGAGGTTCAGGTGGTGCTTCGTCGGGCGACGAAGCCGGGCGGGCGGGTACTGCTTCGGCTTGACCAGCTCGACGGCGCCGCGCCGCAGGAGGATCGAGTCCTCGTGCACGTCGAACTCGTGTCTGGTCTGCCGGTCGCGCACGCGCACCCATCGGGGCTCAGGCACAGCGCTACTCCGTCCGGGAGAGGGTCAGGTCGAACGGCATGCGCACGACCTGGAACCGCAGGTTCGTGTCGAGCGCGGTGAGGCCGGCCGGGTAGGGACCCGAGGGCGGCCCAGGGCGGAGCGCGCCGAGCGTGAAGCCGGGCACCCGCACGCCGGCGCCGGACCACGCCTTGTCGCAGGCGTCGGCGATGACGCGGGCCTGGCCTGCGGTCTCTGCGCTGACGGTCACCCACCAGCGCGCGGTGCCGCCGTGCGACCCCGTCTCGGCGAGGATCGACTCGGGCACCTGCAGGCCGACGACGACCCACGGCGCGACGGCGCTGCCGGGGGCCTCGTCGTCGTAGATGGTCCAGCCGACCGGGGCGAGCGCGCGCAGCGCCGCGTGGACGTGCTGCAGCGTGGTCACAGCAGCCCTCCGAGGATCTCGCCGACGAACCGCTCGACGGCGGCCGCCTCGGGCGGCAGCAACTCGTCGATGTCCACCGACCCGCCGCCGCCGTTCGCGCCGCCGTCGACTGCGATGTGGCCGAGCGCGCCAGCGCCGTGCATCGTGGGCCCGACCTCGAAAGCGATCTCTGAGGCGAAGCCGCGCCGGTCGTAGGACACGTCGCGGGCGACGGCCTTGAAGTGGGGGGAGCGGGCGAACGCGGCCTGCATGCTCCGCTTGAGGTTCACGGCGCCGTGCGCGAGGACGGTCTCGACGTCGCGTGCCGCCCGCGCGGGCACCTGGCCGAGGTCGGCAGAGAGGCGCCGCAGGTCGGAGGTGTCGATCTCGAACGACATCACGCCTCCTCGACGCCGAGCCGCTGCGCGGTGGCGAGCGACTTGTGCAGCAGCGCGACCACGCGGTACCGACGGCCGGCCAGCTGCGGGTCGGCGGCCGCCGTCACGACGGTGACGACGTCGCCCACGCGCGGGTCGCACGACCCGACCGGGATGTGCACGGCATACCGCTGCACGGTGCGCACCGACGTGCCCGCCTCGGGGCGCGCCTCCTGCGCCTCGTAGGTCTGCACCTTCCCGACTGCGGACTGCTCAGCGGTGCCGTACACGTCGATGTCGGGGTGTGTGACGACTCCGGTCTCGGGGTTCGTCGTCGCTGCGCCGACGCGCGTGATGTGCAGGAGGTCGCGCATCTGGGACTCGGCCTCGGCGCGCAGCTCGGGGAGCACCTCGAGGAGGTCGTCGCCGAGCATGGTCACCACCAGTCCACGGCCCGAGGCCGCGCCGGCCAGTGGTCGTTGTAGTACGGCTGCGGGGGCGTGGATGTGGCCGTGCGGATCGAGAAAGCACCCGCCGTGTTCACGGTCAGCAGCGCCCACTCCGACTCGGTGATCTCGACTTCTCCGATCGAGCGGGATGAGTCGACGATCTTCGTTACCGAGCCGTCGTCCACCGACTTGGTCGTCTGCCGCAGCCCCTCGGGGTTCAAGGCCTTGCGGGCCACCGCAGCGGACTCGACGTCGATGACCCGGTTCCTCAGGTCTGGGTCGTCGGCGACCTTGCTGTCGAGGTCGGGGATCCTCGCGCGGATCTGGTTCTCGGCGCGCTGGAGCCATCGACCCCACTGGGCGAGCTCCTCCGCCTTGGTTGGGAGGGGGCGGCCGAGCTCGGCTGCGACGTCTTGGGGGACTGCGAAGGTCACGGCCGCTCCCTCCCTTCCATCACTGGGCGCTCTGGGCGGCCGCGATCACCTCGAGGATCGCGTCCTTCGTCTTGGCGTCGGCGAGCACCACCGAGTGGTCCTTGGACCACTTGCGCAGCTGCTCGACGGTCCAGTCGCCGCCGGGGTCTCCGTCCGGATAGGGCGGCGCGGGGGCTTCGGCCTCGCCGTCGGGCTCCTCGATGCGGTAGCCGTGGCGCTGGAAGTACGCCAGGGCGCGCGGGTCGTCGGTCTCGCCCTTGCCCTCGAAGAAGGGCACAAACACGACGACGCCGGTGAAGCCCTCCACCGGCGCCGTGATCTGCTTCTTGGCCATCTCAGTTCCCTCCGATGAAGGCCTGCACGGCAGCCGTCGCGGCTGCCTGCGTCGTATACGAGCTGGCGAGACGAACTGCCCCGCCGGGAGTGATCGCGTCGACGTACCAGTCGATCCCGGTCGTCGACGTAATCTCGAAGGCGTCCACGGCGGCCAGGCGCACCTGGCCGCCAGTGGACGTCTGGGCCCACATCAGGGGGCAACCTTGATGTTCCGGAAGACCGCGGCGGCCTTCGTCGCCTTCAGAGCGACGCCGGCGACCAGCTCGACCTCTCCGGTCTTCACGGCCTTCGAGGTGGTGAAGTCCGGCAGCCAGGACTGCACGAGCTGTCCGTCCGCGGTCGTGATGCCGTGGAACCCGTCCAGGCCGACGCGGTAGGCGTACAGGTCGGTCAGGTTCGTCTGCGCGGTGCCGATCGTGCGCGACTCGATCGGGATGATCGGGGTCGACGCGCCGGGCTTGTCACCGGCGTCGATGAGCAGCAGGCCGCCGTACATCTCGCGGCTGATCGGCCGGCCGTTCTGGCCCACGAGGTCCTGGATCGGCTCGCGCACGTACATCGACGTGCGCCGCACGATCGCGCGGACCCGGGCCAGCGCCTTCTGGTTGCCGACGAGCACCGTCGGGGAGCCGTCGAGCAGCGAGAGGAACTCGTCCAGGGCGTCGATCGCCTGGTGGGCGGTGCCAGCGCTGGTGTCCAGGTTGGACCAGTCGGTCACCGAGGTGGCGCGGAACTCCGTCGACGTGCCGGTCAGCAGCTTGTCCAGGCCGTCGAAGCCGTTGGCGTCGACGGCGATGTCGCCGTTGATCAGCTCGTCCTGGAAGTCGGTGACGGTCGCCTTGATCTTCTGCTGCATGTTCAGCGCGACCGCGCCGGACGCCGCCGGACCGACCTTCGCGGTCACGCGGTCGACGTCGAACGCCCCGCCCATGATCGCGAGCGTCGTGGTGACCTTCGTCGTGGTGACGTTCTGGGACGTGTACTCGGTGTTGATCGCACGCGAGGACGCGGTCGCCTGGGTCGTCAGACGGCGGTAGCCGTAGTCGAGCGTGTTTCCACCGCCGGACGGGTTGACGGCGTCGTCGAAGACCAGCGTGTCGAGGATCCCCGACTCCTTGCGGAACTCGTCGATCACCTGCGGGTCGTAGTCGGTCTGGGCGTTGTTCTTCGCCTCAGCGAGAGTGATGGCCATGAGGGTTCCCCTCCTTCAGGGGCCGGATCAGCTGGACGCGTAGTGCGCGCTGATCGCGTCGGACAGGGTCTTGGGCTTGACATCACCGCCGGAACCCGCGGACGGGTCCGGCTTCGGCGCGGAAGGCTTCTGCTCGCCGATCAGCGCCTTGAGCTGGTCCGCGTCGGCCTCGAGCTCGGCCTGCGTGGCGCCCGTCAGGCGCGACGCGAGCTTCAGGTCGAGACCCTTGGCCGCGGCGACCTCATACCGCAGCGCCTTCGCGGCACTGTCGGTGGCTGCCTTCTGGGCAGCAGCGAGGTCGTCGGCGGCCTTCTGCTCGGCCGTCTTCTTGGAGTCGTCGATCTGCTTGCGCAGGTCCGCGAGGTCCTTCTCCGCCTGCGTGCGAGCCGCACGCTCAGCCGCGAGCGCCTTCTTCCCGCCCTCGCCGAGGGGCTCGTCCTCCTTGGCCTCTGGCCCGGCCGGCGGGTCGCCCGCCGCGGGGTCGGCTCCGGGGGAGGGCGCGCCCGGTGTGCCCTCGGCCCCTGCGGGGTCGACGACGAACCGGAGCCGCTCGAAGCGGGCGGGGGTCCCGGGCGTGCGCAGGATCGGCAGGCGCCGGGAGATGGGTGCGGGCATGGTGATGTCTCCGAATCGCTCGGGGGGAACCCGGCCGCGTCGCGCGGACGGGAGCTCTAGTGGGTCTGCCCGCCGGAGGCGAGCAGACGTCGGTAGGCGGCCTCGTACTGGGCTGCCATCAGCGGGGTCACCGGGCGGCCGCGGGTGCCGTCGGCGCTCGAGCGGCCGTACCCGCGCAGCAGGCCCGTCGGGTCAGGCGTGTTCGAGAAGCCCGGGGACGTCTGCGGGTTGTGCCCGTCGAGCACCGCGAGGTACTTCTGCTTGGCGTCGTACACACGCCGCTCGGCGGCCGTCATCGTGTACCGGTTGGACGGGTCGCGGACGCCGGTGCGGCGGGCGGCCGCGAGCGCCTCGCTGGCGGCCTTGCGGGTGCCGCCGCGGCCCATCTGACCGTGGCCCTCGACGCGGCCGCGCAGTGACCCTCCGGAGACCTGGCCGCCAGGGAGGATGTACCCCTGTGCCCGCAGGTCTGCGAGCGCCCCTGCGCGGTCGTCGCCGTGGAGGCGGTAGATCGTCTCTGGGGTCATGCGGCGCTGTCGCGCCTTGAGGATGCTGGACGCGTACCCGCGGCGGCCTGTTCCCTCGGTGGTGAAGGCTCCCTTGCGCCCGCGGGCGGAGTTGACGACCTGGTAGATGTCGCCGCCGTCGCGGATCGCCTGGGCGTTCGCTGCTCCGAAGGCGCGGTCCTGTGCGTTCTGGTCGAGGCTGTGGAAGTACTCGTAGGGGTCGTCGACGAGCCCTTCACGGTGGGCCGCCTCGGTCGACCCTGCGGTGGATGTCACGTGGACGCAGTCGCACCGCGGGTGGCGACGGAACCCGGCGTTCCACCGGTAGAACTTGCCCGCGAGGACCACGCACTTGGGGCAGGACGGCGGGTTCAGCATCCGCACGTACCCGACCCCGGGCCGGGCGGCGACGTCGATGCCGGCGGCGACGCGGCCTGCGTCGCTGACTTGCATGCGGACGATCCCCGAGAGCGTCTCCCAGCCGTGAGCGAGCGCCTGCACCGTGCCAGCTCCGCCGCCGATCGCCTCCTTGGTCGCGACGAGCGCCGTGTCGAGAGTCCCGCCGAGCTTCGCGCCTGACGACGACCACCCGCCGAACGCCTGCGGGTTGACGAACCCATCCGGCGCCTGCCACATGCCCTGCTCCGCGAGCGCAAACGCACCGTAGGTCGCACCCATCGACGCCGCCTCGACCTGCGCGGCGACGAGCGCGGCCAGGATCGGCGGCCGCAGGCGGGTCCACGACTCGCTGAGGTACGCCGGAGCCATGTCCGCCCACGCCTGTCGCGCCGTCCGCTCTGCCTGCCGGCGCACGTCCACGAGCGCGTCGTAGAACAGCGCCGCGGCGATCGGGGCGTCAGCCACCGGTCGGCACCGGCGGTGCTGCCGGGTCTTTCTCGGAGCCGAAGATGTCGAGGGCCTCCTGCTTGAAGTAGCCACGCTCCCGGTCCTTGCGCTCGGTGCCCCAGCCGAGCTCGTCCCAGGCCCCCTCGCGGGAGAGGACCGGCGTGCCGCCGGCCATCTTCTGGATCGCGTCGGCCTTCTGGGCGAACGTCGGCGTGCCCGCGTCGTACCACTCGGTCGTGACACGAGCCCCCGGCAGCCAGGTGCCGGTGCGGAACCGCTCGTACAGGGACATGACGTCGCCCCAGGAGTTGCCGGCGTCGCGGTTCTTGCGCTCGACGTTCTTGACCAGGCGCGACTCGTCGGCGCGGATCGCACCCTCCGCGGCCGGGTTGGCAGGGTTCTGCCCGAAGTACCGCATCGGTAGGCCCGTGACCGCGGATGCCTGCTGGGCGAGCATCGTGATCACGACGATGAAGTTGTTCAGGTCCGCCGGGTCGACCTGGTCGACCGCAGCTTCCTTGCTCGCCAGGGCCCAGATCGCGTCCATGTACGCGTCCCACTCGCCCTTGGGCTGCCCGTCGATGCCTAGGAAGTCGGACTTCTTGGCGCCGCGGAGGATGACCTTCGGGGTGGCCACGATCTCCTGGGCGAGCTGCAGGTTCGCGGTGACGCGCGTCGCCATCTCCACCAGGGGCATGACGTCGGCCATCTCCGACTCACCAAGGAAGTCGTCCGGACGGGGCCGGTTGATGAACTGCACGACCGGGGGCCGGCCGAGCCCATGGTCGTCACGGTCCTTGATCTTCCACTGGCCTGCGTCCCGCTCGAGCCACGTAGTGGAGTCGGGCAGGTACAGCGTCGCGTAGTCCGGCGCCCAGGACCGCCACGGGTCGGAGTACAGCCGCAGCGCGGCCTCGATCCTCCGGTTCGACGGGTTGATCTTCGCGATCATGTTCCGCGACGACTCCGGCACGATCAGCGGGTGCTCGCGGTCGCCGGCGTTCGTCGAGACCGTCACGAAGGTGTGCCCCTGCACGAGGGTCTCGCGGTGCACCAGGGACGCACCGGCGTCCATGTTGTTGGCCTGCCAGCCCTCCCACATCGCCGCGTCGGCCTTCTCGGTGCCCGGCCGCATGAACGCCTTGACGTCCTGCCGGTTCTCGATCGAGTCGACGGTGACGCGGTTCCAGTTCAGCGGGAACTCGAACCCGCGCAGCTCCTGCGGGATCGCCAGACCGAGCATGCGGACCAGCTGCACCCCGCGGTAGGTGCGGTCGAGCTCGGCGTGCCGCGCCCGCTTGCGGTCCAGGTGGAACCGCAGCCGCTTGAACATCGCGAGCTCGTCACCGCCGAGAGACTCTCCGACTGAGGGCACGGTCAACTCCCCTCTGCCGGTGGCCGGCCCCGGCGCCGCCGAAGCTCAAGATGCTGTTGTCGTTCGACGCCCAGCCCTCTGCCCGGGCGTCTGCTGCCGCCTCGTGCGCCAGGACGTCGGCCATGAGTATGTCGATCTTCTGGTGCTCTGACGGCTTGCCGAGGATGTACTTGTCACCCGGCTTAGCGACCTTGCGAGCTGCGAGAGCATGCAGCGTCGCGGTCTCGTCACCGTCATGGCTCGTCAGCCCCTCTGCCGTGTCCTCGAGGAAACGCACGAGGGCGTCGAACATGCGGTTGACCTGGTTCGTGGGCCACGTCACCACGACGTCCTCGCCGTAGGTCGACGCCCACGTGTCTGCCTGCGTCTCCCAGTGCCTCGGGTCGATGTAGAACCGCTCGACCTGGAAGCTCGTGAAGACCTCAGCGACCGCGGCAACGACCTCACCACGCGGGATGCGCCCTTCCCACTCGTCCGGGTTCCAGAACGCCAGCCGGTGGTCGGGCCCATAGGTCGGTGTGAACCGGAACCCGTCGACCGTCTCGGCGCGGAGCGCCGTCCAGTCGCCCGACCGTGACCCGTCGAACCCCAGCGAGATCCGGTTCTCCGTGGACCTGCTCTTGGCCCGCGATCCCTCCCACAGACCCTCGGTCAGGTACGAGCCAAGACCCTGCACCAGCCGGTTGCCGTAGAACCGCTCCGCCTGGGTCGGGTCGGTCTCAACGAGCTCCGCCGCTTCCGCGTCGATCGTCGCCGGGTCCACCCACGGCGAGTCCTTGTACACGTGGACGTGGATCCTGTGACGCTCCCGGACCTTCTTGTAGTCCAGGTTCGCCGGCGGCTTGCGGTAGTAGCGGAAGATGTCCGCCCGCCGCGAGCTGAACGCCTGCTGTGCCGCCGAGTTCTCCATGGGATCCCACGGGTTGGTCAGCTCGATCGTGCGACCCTGCATCGCCGCAATGCCGCGACGCATGGTCTGCCACGTGTCCAGCACCCGGTTCTGCGCCGTGTACAGCCCAGACTCGTCGCCGAGCCCGCCAGTGAGCGGCTGGCCGAGCTTCGACTTCGCCGCAGACGACAGGGGCACGATCTTCCCGCGGTTCGGCAGCCGGATGAACCCCTCGCGCACGTGCACGAACTCACCCAGCGGGCCCGAATGGATCATCGACTGCAGCGGCTCGTACACGTTGTTCGTCTGCGACTCCGCGAACGCGAGCAGGCCCAGCAGCGACTTGCGACGCGGCACACCCATCGCCTCACCGGGCTCGTAGGCGTACTCCCACCCGCACCCGCACCCGTGGTCCTCGCACCGGTACCGCTCGCCGCCGCGAGCCCAGCCCGCGAACAGCGTCGGACCGACACCCTCGGCCAGCAGCATGCCAGCACCCCAAGGCGACTTGCCGCACTTCTGGGGCCCCACGATGACCGAGCGCCGGTACATGAACGGTGCGATCAGGCGACGTGGATCGACGACGGCCTTCGGAAGGATCCGGTAGTGGTTCACGGTCGCGAACAGCTGCCAGCCGTTGAAGATCAGCGGTTCGCCCTCGTACACGCCCCCGGGGACCTTGCAGTGCGCCTCGATCCAGTCCGTGATGAGGAACCCGAGGGTGTGCAGCGGGTCGAAGTCGATCGCGAGCTCATCGCCCGCCATTGCCAGTGACGACCTTCATGCGCGAGCGCGACGACGTCGCCTCCACGGCGGGCGCGCTCGACGTCTCCTCGCGCTTCTCGGCGAGCTCGTCGGCCGCGATGTCCCACCCGAGCTCACGCATGCCGGCCTTCGTCAGACCGATCTGGTCGCGGTACCGGTGCAGCTGCGCGACCAGCGCCGCGTTCGCGTCCGGCTCCGCATCCACGACGGCCTTCAGCCGGCAGAACTCCGCGATCGTGGGCCACAGCCACTGCCACCGCGGCTTCGCCCACGCCGCAGCCTGCGGCGTCGTCCAGACCTCGTCCCAGATCGCCTTCTCCCGGCGGCGGAACCGCTCGGTAGCGGCCTTGTCGGACTCGCGGACACGCTTCCCGTCGATGACCGTGATCGTCGTGCGCTGCATCCGCGGCGGAAGGTGGCGCTCCGACGACGGCGCCGGCCCGGCATACCCCTCGGCGGGAAGCACCAAGAACTGCAGTCCCCGCCGATCCGACCTCCCCGAACCCGGGTTCACCGCCGGGCCAGAACGGTTTCGAGCACCCCCAGAGACCATGCCGATCACCCCTTGTGGTCTGCGGCATCGCGCCGTTGATGTGAGGCATCGCGCCCCACAAACCACGTTTGACCAGCGCAAACGCGGAAATGTTTGAACCCTCCGCAGGTTTTTCAGCCCTCCCCGGCGGGCCTGGACACCGGCGGCGAGGGGTACCCCCCTGGGGTTCATCGTCGACCTCGGATCGACGTCGCTCGTCATCGTTCGCGGCGCGCGTGAACCGCAGCTGCCGCGCCTCGACGACCTCCATCGCTGGCGTTGCATGGAACGCACTGCGGCCCGAGGTATCCGCCGCGCTCGTGATCATGGCCAAGCTGCCAAGCGCGGCCACCCAGGATGACGGAGCACGTGGCACACAGCACCGTCTCGCCCGCATCGATGCGTCGCTGCCATCGCTCACGAAGTCGGTCATGGGCCGCGTCGTACCCCCGTGCCTGCCGTGTGCCTCGGCCGGCCTCGTACTGCCGCGCATGCTCCGGGCAGTACCGCGCAGTGCCCATCAAGATCCTCGGGCACGCAACAGCGCGGCCATCGCGCTCGACCCTCCCCGCACACCGACGACCGGCCACACGTACCTCCCCGGGTCGGTAGGGGGTGAGTCCTCCCCGGGTACGACGAAGCCCCCGTGCCTCGGTCTACCGAGTCGGGGGCTCCCATTCGGTCCAGGGCGTGCGAGAACCCGGAACACGTTGCACCTCGAAGACTACACGGATGTGATTCGTTCGCGCGAGACATGCCGCGCTTCGGCTTCGTCATCCTGCTCGGCAGCCTCGGCCTCGGCCAGTGCCTTGCGCTCGGCGGCCTCGGCGAGGAGCTGCTCGCGCCGCAGGACGAGCGCTTCGACGTCGGCGAGCACGAACCGCAGCGTGGTCGTGTCGACGTCACCAGGACGCCACGGTCCGTGACGCATCGAGTCCTCGACCACGGGCACCAGCACACCGCGCAGGATCCAACTACGCATGGTGGGTGACGGCACGCGCTTCGCGTACAGCTTCGACGCCTGGCCCAGTGTCACGATCGCCTCCGGCCGGGCTGCGGCCGCCACCTCGAGCGCAGCGAGCGCTGCGGTGTGGACGTGGCCGGCGGAGGGCCAGGAGTGGTGGCAGCGGGTGCAGCGGACGGTGTCGTCGAGGCCCTCGTACTTGATGCCGATGCGGCGGCGCACGTGGGATGACTCGCGCTTCGGGGTGTCGAGGGTGGCGCGGGGCTGCCATTCGCGGACGAGGCGGCCGCCGCAGGAGGGGCAGGGGGTGTTCTCGCGGACGGGGGTGATGCCGAGGATGCGCCGGACGGTGGAGCGGACGGCACGGGCGGCCTGGGCGTACTCGGGCCAGCGGGAGGCGTCCTGGTTCTGGATGGCCCAGGGGGTGACATCGGCGAGGTAGGTGAGGGTCGGGTGGGCGACGACGTCGCCACGGGTGGCGATCCAGGTCTGGGCCCAGTCGAGGAGGATGTCGGTGGCGGCCTGCGGGGTGCGTGCGCCCGCGAGCTCGCCGGCGGGGTTCTCGGGGTCGTCGGTGAAGCGGTCCATGCCGAACGGCAGGCGGGAGTCGTCGTCGGAGGAGCGCACGGCGGAGACGTCGTAGCGGATGCCTCGCAGGCCGATCACCTCGAGCATGGTGTGCGAGAACCTGGCCATGTCGTCGAGGACGTCGAGGACCAGGCGTCGGCCACGCTCGATGCACCGCTCACAGGCAGCGAGCGCCGTGCCGGTCAGGGTTCGGCCGCAGTCGACGCAGGTGGGCTCGGTGGTCGTGGGGTCAGTCATCGGTTCCTCCCTGGTGGCGAGGACGACCTCCACGGCGGCCACGACGACGTCGGGTCCGGGGCTGGGTGTCCTGGGGCTGGGTTGGGCTGTGAGCCGTGCGTGAGGTCGTGGAGTGCTCGTGCGTGGGTGGGTTGTTACCCGAGCCGAGAGACTCCCGACCCGTCCCGGCGTTACTAGTTCCGTCGACCCTCGGTGTGGAGTTCGGGGCCGACTTCGGCGTGGTGGGCGCCGGACGTGCTGCCGGCACTGGCGCTGCGGGTCGCACACCCTGGTGGGGTGCGGGGTCCGCTGCGGCCTGGTGCGGCGCTGCGTCGTCGCTCCGGACGTTCGCCTCGGTCGGGTGACCGTTGTCGGTGAGGAACTTGGCTGTCCACTTGCCGTAGTTGGGGTGTGGCGGCGTCGGGCGCAGGTCGTGGTTGTCGTCCCACAGCTCGAGGTTGCCGCCGCGGCCGCCGTTGCAGCCCATGCAGGCCACGACGAACGTGTCGACGGTGGCGGCCTCACCCGGCTTGAGGTGGTCGATGGTCCCTGTGCGGTTCGTCTTCTTGCCGCGCCACTGGACCAGGACCCCGCACCACCGGCAGTTGTCGCCGTCTCGGCGCCGCACCGGCACGGTGAGTGCGGGGTTCCTGGTGTCGTTGCGCTGCTGGCGTTCCCACTCGATCTCTTCGCGCAGCCGGATGTGGATGAACTCCTCGTCCTGCACGATCAGGAACGCCCGGTGACCCTTCGCCGTCGTCATCTCGGTCATCAGACCGGCGCCGACGCACAGGCGGATGAGATCGCCGGTTCGGGTACCGCCGAGCATGCTCGCGGTGCCGTAGTCGACGACGTAGTCCGTCATGTGCGCCCCCGACAGGCTCGCGCAGCGCCAGAGCCAGCCGGCCACCTCGTTGACCGTCCGCTCGTCAGCGGAAGGATCGGCCGCGACCTGCATGAGGGCGGGGTAGGTGGCGGCGGCGTCGCCGGTGCGAACCCAGGGCACGGTTCGGGTCTCCGTTCATCGTGTGGTCGTGGTCAGCTGCAGCGGCACTCGCCCGTGTAGGGGTCGATCTGGCCGCCGCAGGAGTCGCAGCGCTCGAGCTGCTTCGTGGTCTGTTCTGCCATCGGGGTCACCTCCTCTCCCGCGTCGTCTGGGTCGGTCTGGTCAGCGGGCCCGGGACTGCTCGCGGATCCGCTGCCGGCGCTCCTGCTCTGCCTTGATCGCGTCCGTGTAGGACGTCGACGTTCGGGACGCGAGCAGCGCCGCGGCAGTGCGGTTCGGGTCCGGGACTGGGACTGCCGGCGGGCCGTGCTCAGCGCACCGCCAGCCGACGAGGTAGTACCTGGCCGGCGCTCGGCACCCGCACGTGGCGCAGGAGCCGCGAGCGCCGGTCACCTGCTGAGCGCCTCTCGCAGACGCTCGGCGGCGTCCTGCGGGGTGTGGCCGTCCCACGCGGGCGCCCGGGTGACGACGGGGACGTGGAATAGGGGCCAGGCCTCGGCGGGGTAGTGGTTGGACACCTGACCGGTCGGCAACTGCGCGGTGACGATGAACCAGCCGCCACCGAAGCAGGGCTCGCCGTCGTGGTGGCGGAAGGACTTGAACACGGGGATGCCGGCGGCGAGCCACCCGTGGGCGGCGTGGGCGTTGTAGAGCATCCGGTACTCGTAGAGCTCGTCGAGCGTGTGGTGCTCATCGCCGCACACGTGGCCGGTAAGTGCCTCCCGTGCCCCACGCGCCTCAGCCTCGGCCAGCAGGTCACGGCTGGGGATGTACAGCACCTTCCCCCCAGCCGCACGGCGGGCGAGGTCTCGCCCATCGATGGACCCCTCCCCCGTGCCGTACCAGACGTGCGCGGTGGCCTTCTCCCACACGGTCGTGAACCTGCCCCCGTCACGCTCGGTACGCACCACGCTCCCCACAGGCAGCGCGTCGAGCTCGGCGGCGGTGGTGATCTGCTCAGCCACGGTCGCCACCCGCCTGCTCGGAGCGGGCGATGATGTCGGCGGCAACCTGCCGGACGCGCTGGGCGAGCACTCGTGCATCGATCTGAGGTCCGTCGTGCGCCGCCTGGTGCTCCTGCCACACGGCCTCGGCGTCAACTCGCTCGGCCGCCTTCCGTGCCCCGCGCGCCTCCGCCTCAGCCAGCAGGTCACGGCCGGGGACATGGACGACGGTCAGTGGTCCATACGCGAGCACGAGGTCTACCGACCGCATGGGAGCGTCGGAGACGTTCCCCCAGTACAGCGATCGGCGTCCCCACCGTCCGCGCCAACCCTCCGCAAGCCACGGGGCCTCGTCGCTGTCGAGCACCACGCTCCCCACGGGCAGCGCGTCGAGCTCGGCGGCGGTGGTGATCTGCTCAGCCACGGTCGCCTCCCGCCTGCTCGATAAGGTCAGCGACGTGGCTCAGTCGGACTACCTGGGCCGTGATCGTGTATCCCTCGGACTCGACGGACCAGTCGCCTGCCTCGTTGATCCGATCGCAGGCCGCCTTCGCGCGCTCACGTGAGCGGAACGGTCCTGCAGCACTGACGACCAGGTCGGCGTCGATGAATGCGGCGACGATGTACTGCTCAGCCACGGTCGCCTCCCGCCTGCTCGGCGCGGGAACGGAGGATGATCGACGCGCGCTCCTTGCCCTTGGCGACGCTGTTCCAGTAGTGCTGGTTCCCGGTGATGCGGGCCATGTGGGTGACGTCGTTCTCGCGCTCGGCGTCGAGGAACGCCGCCGCGTCCAGCAGCGCCTTCCGTGCCCCGCGCTCCTCCGCCTCGGAGATCGCCTGGTCGTAGGCGGCCTCGTCCTCGAACACGATGCGCACGCCCGACGTCGTGGCGGGCTCGTAGGTCTCCGCGAAGATGTCGGGCTTGCACGGGTAGAACTCGCCCGCGACGCCGCGGATGATCCAGTCGCCGGGTGCCGCCGACATGGTGCCTTCCAGGGTGGGGATCGCCATGTGCCGCAGGTCGCGAGTGCGCACGCCAGGGTCGACATACTCGTGGCCCTTCATCCACCGCTGGATGACGATGGCCTGCGACGTCGACCCGGTGTACCGGATCGCCTCGATGACGACGGGCTTCTTGCGGAACTTCTCAGCCACAGTGGTCCTCCTCGGTAGCGGTGAGTTCGTGGATCTCGAGGCGGACGCGCCAGAGGCCCGCCTTGCCAGTCTTCAGTCCGCGGCGCGGGTCCGGGCCGATCACGTGCTCGTGGTCGTCATCGGGGAACACGCCGGCGTCGACGAGGCCATCGACGAGCGCCTTGAGCACGGTCCCGACAACGTTCCCCGGGTCGGCCCGCCCGTTCGTCGGGTAGGACACGTGCGCAACCACGCGTGCCTGCACGAACCGCGGCGTGTGCTGCGCGCGCGCGGTCCAGGCCGCGATCTCACGCAGCTCGCGCGTCTTGCGGGCGCGGGCCCGCCAGTGCAGACGGTCGTTCGACGTGAACCACACCCGGTCAGACAGGTCGAACGTCAGCACCACCGGCCCGGCCGTCGCAGCGTCGACGGGGCTCACCAGCAGGAGCCTTCGCACTCATGGGCAGCGTCTGGCACATCGAGCTCGACCCTCGCACCGACCAGGGCCACGCCCTCGACCGTCGGCGCCCCGAAGGGCGGCGACGCGACGACGACCTCCGTGTTCGGGTCGATCCCCACGAGCGCCTGGCGCAACTCGTCGACCGTGAGCCTGGCCATCAGTGCTCCCCGTCCTCGTCGTCGTGCCCGTACAGGTACTCCGCGGTCCCAACGAGCGGGTTGACGGCGTACTCGAGCGACGCCGCGAAGTACTCGCGCGCTTCGGAGTGGTCCATGCGCTGCCCGGTCATTCGTCACTGCCGTCGTCGTCGAGGTCGATGACGACGCCGTCGGGCGTGATCCGGAAGACCGTCGCTCCGCCGTCGGCGAGCGCGGTCCCGGCGACGGCCTTGAACTGCTCGACCATCGACGTGGGGACGTGGGCACGCTTGGGGCGCTGCATCGGGGTCAGGACCTTGCGCCACTGCGTGTGCACCTGGTCGAGCACGTCGTAGTCCTGCGCCATCCGGTTGTCGCGGACCATGCCGATGAACTCGTCACCGATCTCGACGAGGACCTGCTCTGCGGGGCCGACCTGGACCAGACGCACGAGCGGCCAGTCCGGGCCGAATGCCTTGGCCGCGGCGGAGAACTTCGACAGGGTCGGCAGGTCGACGACGAGTGCGTCCAGCGCCCTGGTCGATCCGGATGCCGTGGACGGGGCCAGTGCCGCCATGAGCAGGCGCGCGACGTCGGGGTAGGCGTCGTCCCCATCCTGGGCTTCGATCAGCGGGAGCGTCAGCGATTGCCCGGCGATGATGTCGCCGGTCTCCGTGACCGTGATCGACTTCGTGTCGGTGTCGACGCGCATCGGTTGCCGCTCCCACATCTCCCGGGCCGCCTCCGTGGACGGCGCCCGGAAGACCTGCAGGAGCTTCTTCACCTCGCCCACAGCCAGGTCGAAACCGTCAGCGTCCTCGCGGAGGAACTCGGGCTTCCAGATCGCCGCGAGCGCCTGCGTGCCCAGGTCGGTGCAGTAGGCGTAGAGGGCGTCGCCGGTGACGTGGAAGCGGACGCGACCCAGGAGTGGGGTGTCGTCGGTCTGGCGGCCGGCGTGCGGGAGGACGGCGGTCAGCGCGGCGCGGAACTTGCCGCGGGGGATCTCGAGCTTGGTCACTGGTCGGCCCACCCGTCGTACAGGTCGCAGCCGCGGCCGTGGCGGTCACCGACGAGCGGCGTGCACGAGCACGACGCCGGCACCGGGGAATGGTCGGGGTCCATGCTGGCGAGCGCGTCCCGGGCTTCGGCGGCCTCGACGACCATGCGGGCGATCTGCAGGCCGTCGGCGACGCCGCCGAGGTGGCGGGCGTCCCATGCGGTCATGCCGGCGCGCGCGTCGATGTGCTTGCCGCGCAGGCAGTGCAGGACGGTGGCGACGTCGCCGTTGTGCTGGGTGAGCTCGAAGGTGATCTGCTGGTCGAGCCATGCAGTCGTGGTCGCGTCTTCGCGCTTTTGCTGGTCGTCCATCAGATGGCTCCGATGGCAGCGCGCAGGTTCGCCTTCGTCGTCGAGACGGCGTCGACGATCGTGCCGCACACGGTGAGCTCCTCGGTGGCATCGAAGCCGAGCGCCTCGACCAGGCTGTAGAGGTCGTCCATGGCCTCCCGGGCGGCGTCGAGCGTCGCGGGACGCGCGGCCGGCATGGCGGCACGGGTGGGCGTGGGCGCGGGCGCCGGCATGGGGATCTCGGCCAGCGCACGGCTGGCCCGCTCGACCGCGATCCGCTCGAGGTACTCCTCGGCGCTCTCGTGCTCGCCGTCGTGCTCGGGGTCGTGGACGCAGGGCTCCTCTCCCGCGGGCTCGACGCACCCCGGGGTGACGTCGTCGTCGGCGTCGTCGGTGTCGGTCGCATCGACCGTGGTCGGGGTAGGCGTCGTCTGGCCGGGCAGCTCGCCCAGCTCGCGTGCACGGCTCAGGTGGTACCAGCACAGCGAGTACTTGATCCCGAGCCTGTCGGCGATCTCCCGCGTCGAGAGCGGCCTCCCAGGCCCGTCGCCTTGAGTCGAGAGCTTCACGATCGCTGCGCGGATCGCGGCAGCATCGCGGGGCGGCTTCGGCATGACGTTCTCCTTGGGATCTGTGAGCTCGGAGGCAGTGACCGGGCCCGGCGCGGCCACGGGGGCGGTCGGAGGCGCCTTGACGACGTCGGTCTCCGTCTCGCCGCTGTCGGGGCGGACGACGGCGAGGGGGACGGTGATCGTGGCGCCGCGGCCGTCGCGCAGCTCGACGAGGTTGGTGTCGAGGCGGGGGCTGTAGAAGCAGCGCAGCGTGACGCCGAAGGTTCCGGCGTGGTCGCCTGCGACGACCTGGACGTCCTGTCCGAGCTTCGGGGTCCAGTACGACATCAGTCCTCACCGCCGGTGGTCGTCGGGGCGGTGTGCTCGTCGACGTAGGTCTGCTCGATCTCGGAGAGCGTGTAGCCCCACGCCGCGAGCTGGACCAGGTGCCGGGCCGCGACGTCGTCGTAGTGCTGGGCGGCGTGGTGCGCCGGCGTGCGCCAGAAGTCGCGGGGGATGCGATGCTCGCCGATCGCGAACGCGAGCGCGAGCAGGTACCAGGTGCCTCCGGCGGGCGTGCGCCCGGCCCGCGCGACGACGTCGTGCTTGCCCATGCGCTCGCCGAGGAGGTCGTCGAGGACCTGGGAGACGCCGTAGTCGCTGACGGCACCGCGGTCGGACGCGATGACGGCGGCCGCGTGCTGCACGGCGTCCTTGGGCAGGAGTTTCGGGATCGTGAGCTGCTCGCGCAGCCACCGCGTGCGCACCTCACGGGCCGCGTCGGACGCCTTGTTCTGCGCGACGACGAGCGCGCGCTCAGCGGCCTGCTCGCCGGAAGGGGCGGGTGCCTCGTCGGAGCGGCGGTAGTGGCCGTTCGCCTTCCAGTCCATGCAGAACGCGATCGCGGTCGCGTCGGATCCTTCGCGCTCGACCTCGTACCACGACGCCTTCCGCACCCACATGGCGTGCCCTGGGCACGCGGCGTGCTCGTCGACCGTAAGGGCCTTCTCCGGAGGCTTGTTCTTCGCCTTCGGCTTCGCAGACAGGTTGTCGAGCATCTCGTGCTTGCCTCGGCTGTACGACGGGCGCTCCTCAAGCACGGTCACGCCGGCCGCGGCGAGCCGGTTGCGCTCTGCGACGATGGCGGCCGCGACGGAGCGCTCGAGACGGGCGATCGCGGCGGCGTGCTCGAGCGCTCCGCGGCCGGACTCGATGGCCACCGTGCGCAGCTCGTCGACGACGGCCTGGTCGTCCTCGAACTCCGCCAGCGTCGCTGCCGTCTGCAGGTCGATCTCTGGCTCGGCGATCGCCGCCTTCGCGGCCTTCGACCCGGCGACGGCGAGCGCTGCGGTGACCTCGGCCTCGGGGCGGCCGAGCTTGCGGGCGATCGTCTTGGGGGTGCGGCCGAACAGGGCGAGCTGCTCGACGGCGGCGACCTTCTCGGCGTCGGACAGCGGCCGGCGCTGTTCGTTGAGGCGGTACTGACGGGTGATGCGCTCCTCGTCGTCCCCGATGCCATCGACGACCCTCACGGGCACGGTCGCCAGGCCGGCCTGCGTGGCGGCGAGGTAGCGGCGCTGCCCGTCGATGATCAGCAGCTGGCCGACCAGGTCGCGGCGTACCGTGAGCGCGGTCTCCACGCCGTGCTCGGCGACGTCGGCCGCGAACTCCTCGTCGATGCCGGCGTCGGTGCGGATGTTGTCGGCGAGGACCAGCGTTGCCGGGTCGACGTCGAGGTACTCGCCCGAGCGGGACGCAGCGCCTTCGTGCGGGGCGATGTCGATGGTGGGCATCAGCGCACCTCACCGCGGTCGAGGCGCTGGACGAACTTGACCGTGTACGGGGCGAACGACGCCACCTTGGCGATGCGGTCCCCGGCGATGCTGCCGTAGATGTTCAGCTCGCCGTGCTCGCCGAACGTCCACCGCTGGACGTCGGTGAGGATCTCGCGGCCCCCGTCGTGCTCGACGACGATCGCGTGCAGCGGCTTCCCGTCCGGGTCCAGGCCCGACGCGGGCGCCTCGCGGAGCAGCGGCAGAGCGAGCACCGGCACGTCGACGGCGCCGTCCGGCGTCGCGAGGGCCGCGACCTGGGTGGCCCTGAGCGTGCGGGCCGTCTCGGCGGCGCGGTCGTGCACGGCAGCGGTGATGCCGACGACGGTCGGGGTGGTGGGGCGGCGCGCGGTCAGTGGCGTCACCGGGTTGGTCTGGGGCTCGGTCATGGGTCAGTCCTCCGAGGTCGTGGAGTTCATGTCGTTCTGGGCGCGACGCAGGGGGCACGTCGCGAAGTGCGTGATCGCCGGGTGCTCGCCCGGTGCCGGCTGCTCACCGCGGGCCAGGGGCCGGCAGGTCTTCCTGCCCGCGGACAGGGCGTGCGACGGCGCGAACCCGCATGCCGGGTCGTAGGCGACGTCGAGCGGGATCCACGAGCGGGTCGAGCCCTTCGTCGGCACGTCCGGGATCACGGGGACGAGCTGGATCAGCGCGCCGCAGCCGACGCGGCCGCGGTCACCGCAGTTCGACGTCTTCACGGCGCACCGCCCGACGTCGTCGTGGCCATGCGCTCGTATACGACGACGCCGGCGCGGCGCGCCGACGATCCGTCGCGCCAGCGTGCACCTCGTGGCGGGCGACGTCGGCGAGCGCCCGCAGCGCGGCCAGCTCGCGCGCCGAGACGTCGGCCTCCTCGCGGTGCGCCTCGTCCAGGCCGTCGCGGACGGCATCGAGCACCCTGGCGTTGGCGAGCGCCGTGACGTCGTCGACGGTCATGTGCCGCTTCGCCTGCCGCGGGACCGCGACGAGCGTCGGAAGGCCGACGGTGACGTCGAAGGCCGGCACGCTCGCCGGGTTGGTGGTGCCGGCCGACGGCGCGGGCGTCGTTGCCGGCGCGCCGTCGGCCGGGCTCGGGTCATCGCCCGGCCATGCCTGGATCTCGGGCTCGTCGTCGACGATGCTCATCGAGTCGGTGTCGACGCCGTAGACCAGGCCGTCGGCGGTCGTGATCTCGGCGCCGTGGGGCGTCCACCCGAAGTCCCCGTCGTCGTAGCCCGACCAGTACGCCGTCAGCGTCCCGACGACCTCGACCCACCGGGTCGGCGCGTCCGTCAGGGGACCGAGGAGGTAGCCCCTCGCCTCGACGCGGGCGCCGACGAAGAACGGGTCGATGGTGACCGACTTGAGCGCGCCGGCCTCGTCGTAGACCTCGGTGACGTGCGATGCAGGACGCTCGGCCTTGTGCACGAGCACGGGCACCATGCCGTCGCCCTCACGCTCGGGCGTGTGGCCGCTCATCGGGCACCACCCAGCGTGCGACGCTCGACCATGCGGTCCTGCGACTCGACGAGCAGCTGGTATGCCCGCGCGAACTCCATGGCGTAATCCGTGAGCCCTTCGAGCAGCATCCACGTGGCCTTCTCGGCGCAGGCGGCCTGCGCGCGCTCGAACAGGTCGAAGGCGTTCGAGGAGCGTCGGTGCGTGCGCACGATGGCGAGGGCCTTGGCGGCCTCGTGGCGGGCGCTCATCGGTCGCCCCCGAGCTCGGCGACGATCGCCGCGTCGATGTAGGTCGCGTCGACGGCATCGAGCAGGCGTGCCTGCACTCGCAGCGCGGCCCGCCCGGGCTCGTCGTCGCGCAGCGCCGGCTGCTGCCGCTCGTCGCGGATGCCCAGGGGGAGCGATGCGAACGCCTCGTCCGCGCCGCCCATCGCGCCAGCCAGCGCCGCGACGTCGTCCTCGGTGATGTCGCGGACCTGGGCTGCCCAGATGAGGCCTGCCTCCGCGTCGAGGTGGTGACCGACGTGGTCCGGCCGCAGCGTGCACATCAGCTCGCCGTTGATCGCACCGCACAGGCTCGCGATGGACTCAGCGGCTGCGAGCGCCGCCTCGGCCGCGAGCGCCGCGCGGACGTTGGTGGGGTGGGACATGTCGTGGCGGCGGAGCCACGCGTCGAACTTGCCGCGGGCGCTCATCGGGCCACGGCCTTGCGGTTGCGGGTGATGACGGAGGTGAGCGGGTCGAGTTCGACGACGGGGGCGAGCGCAGGCGCAGCCGCAGGGACGGCCTTGGTGTCGGCGGTGACGGTGTGCGCGTCGATGTACGCCTGGATGTGCGCGGTGGTGAAGCGGATCGAGGCGCCGATCTTGACGTGGCCGATCTGCTGCGCGCGGGCCTTGCGGGTCCAGTAGGTGCCGGTCTTGCCGAGCCAGCGGTCGGCGACCTGGTCGGGGGTGAGGAGGGGGGAGGGCATCGCTAGACTTCCTCTCGTTGGTTCGTTGAGGCCGGCCCCCGGATGCCAGTCCGTGAGGGGGTCGGCCTCTTCATGTCGCGAGACGGTTATAAATCCATCAGTCGAGCGCAACAGATATGCGCTCGGAGGGGTACAGGTCAGTCACCGTCGTGTCGAAGTGGTCCGCGAGGACGAAGAGCTCGACGGAGTTGAACGTGGAGCGCCCGGCCTCCTTGCCGCGGTATCCGACCTGGCTGAGACCGAGCACGGAGGCCACGTTCTCCTGGGTCTCGTTCCGGTGCTCGCGGAGCTCGCGGATGCGAGCCCCGATGCTCTTCCGGAAGGCGATGACGCCGGGTGCGGTGGCCATGCGTCGATGTTAGTTAGATATGTAACGGAGCGCAAGGGCGCCACCGATGTATTTTTATCGGGCCGCGTCTACTCTCTTGAGCCATGACGACCACACCGCAGGACTCGCGGGCCGCCGACTTCAACCTCGAGCTGTCTCGCGCACTGCGCGCGTTCATGGACGACCACGACATCACGCTGGTCGCCGTCGCCACCTACCTCGGCCGCACGCACGGCTACGTCTCCCAACGCACGACCGGCCAGGGGGCGCTGCCGGCCGACATCATCGGGGCCGTCGCGGTGCTGGCTCAGCTCTCACCGCGATCGCTCATGGTCGAGCTCACGGCACGGATGCACGGATAGCCCCGAGGCTCAGACCGACGACCACGAGGTCGTCCTCGGTGCCCGAGCACAGCTGATCGTCAGCCACGGGGGCTGCGTCACCGGCGTGGTCCCCGTGGAACCGGCAGCTGATGACCGCGCACGCCGCCGTGCAGACGATCCTGACGAGCTCATGCAT